TGGAAAGATAAGAACAACATAAAGACTATTGGTACTGGGTCGGTTAAAAACGAAAGCGATCAATATACTAATTTTTCTTTATCGGAGGTCTATACAAAAGACGGTAAGATGTTGGGGCTTGGTTTGAATATGCAAATAGCATTGTATTATCCTAATGAAGCGGAAAATAAAATAGCTTTGAATACCAATTACAAGCAACCCATTAATATTAAACCGATTGTAGAATTGTTAAAGAGATTTGACAATAAGATTAGCGTAGCATTTAAAAATGCTGGTGACGAAGAAAAGGGAAAATCAGCTAACTACAATCTAGTTTTTAATGAACCTAAAGAAAGTAGTAAAGAAGCTAGTAAAGATGAAAAACTTACTTTTTGAAATATTTATAGAACAGGAATACTACATATATTTAATATGTTTAGTGTTCGGTTTTTTAATACTTTATATGCAAAGCCGATCTTAATGGAAATTGTTATATATTTACATCTTCATAATATGGTGGTTGAAAAAGTTATTTCAGCCACCGCTCCCTTTCTTGGTTGTTTGGATTATGTGCAGCAGATCACAATTTCAGATTATTTACCTGAGGGGTTAAAGTATCAAGGTAAAAAAGTTTGGGCGTACTATTGTAAAGGATTAGAAGGAGGTTGGATTCAATGACACCAGCTTTGATACAATTCTTTAAGGATTATGGCAGAAAAAAGGGAACAGAATTGTTTAAAAAACATTTAAGTGAAATGGAAGGGATAGAGGGTGGCTTAACTTATGGCAAGATTATGAAGCTGTCCAAAGAAGAAAGACCTGAGTTTAATTCGGAAAGATATTTAAGAACAGTTAAACTTTTTGGAAAATCTAATGGCTTTTTTCCCTTGAAGGGCGGAGCTTCATCTCTTTTTAAAAATTATTTTGAAAAGGAAAAATGATGGAAGATAATGTGAGATTTTTAAATCAGATTGATAAGTTATTAAAGCAAAAGCAAACCGACTATGGCAGCTTTGATGTAACCTCTTGGGTTCTAACAGGGTTTTTAGAGAGAGTTTTATCAGCTCATAACGGAGTAACTGTAAAAGTACCTAATCGAATCTTTGGTATGTTTATGATTGTTTTGAAGCTATGGAGGATATTAAACAGAAAAAAATATCATAAAGATGATAACGATGATGTAAATGGATATAACGAATTACTTAGGAAATTAGTACAAAATGAGGATAAAGCGAATGAAAAATAAAATACCGATGACACCGAAGATGTTGAATGTATTGAATTTTATTAAAAAATACAGTAAAAAAAAGAAGTACAACCCTACGTTTCAGGAAATGGCTGATAACTTAGGATATAAAAGTAAAAATTCGATTACCGTCTTGGTTAATAAGTTGGTTGCCAGAGGTGAAGTAACTAAAATCAAGGGGTATAGAAGGAACATTGAACTTAATGGTTAAGCAAGTGCAAAAGGATTTCTTTTTTGAAATGGCTGTTAAGTTCTCAGAGATTTTTGAAGATGAACATAGCACTGAAAAAGCAGTTAAGAAAGCTCATCTTCAGAATACACCTGGTAAAGACGCTAAAGTAACCATCACCGATCAGCGTTTTACCAAGTCAAATATAAAAGTGATTGGTGAGGAACAATATGGCGGAAATAGAACCAAAAAAGATCAGGGATCTACAAGTCAAGGAAAAGAAAGTGGTAGAGTTGATGTTTAAGCATAAAAGGCTGTATAGAGAAAAACAGAGCGAACAACATCGTATCACTGAAAAGATTTCTGAATTAAAAAATAAGCAAGAATTAATCTATACATAATAATTAAATTTAAAATTGTGTTTAGATCAAGGGTATTCTATACGCTGAATGAAAGGGAAAGGAAAAGTATGTCAAAAAGGAAACCGCAGAACTTGGAACTAGCAAGAAACATTGCTAAGAACTTAGTTTTAAAGAGAGTCAAAGACGGCTTAAATCAAACACAGGTATCAGAAGCAATTTTTACAACATTTCAACAAGAACAGAAATTTGAGGGTGGCAATAATCAGCTAAGTGCTGTTCAGCTTTTTTTAATTTGTAGAAAATTTGGCTGGGATATTAGAGATTTTGAAAAAGAACCACTTAATCAAAATGGTTCAACCTTTAATGTCAAAGCTACGTTTGGTCCAGCCAACGAATTAAAGGAACTGTTGGATGAAACAGGAGGAAAGAAAATCATAAGAGATTTTGATTTTACTAATTCTCTGATGAAGAAAATCCATAAAGCCTTTGATCGGATTGATAACAGGTCAAGGATCTCTATTATTGAGGAACGTAAAGATGACATTTACCCCAGTTAAAGAAAAAATAGATAAGATTGTTGTCTTTGACCAAACTCAGAGAGAAAAGTTAGACTATCTTAAAACGGTAGTAGAAGCATTTATCAGGAATGGTCATGCAGCACATTTAACTATTCCTGGTTTTGCTAAGACCAAGCCTGAGATCGAAGCCTACATGACCTTGAAAGGCATTAACATTCCTATTCATGGTTACTTAGATCATAAGGGGTCTATCATTGTCGAAGATAAATGTATGTTCCCTAGAAGGGGTAGGCTTAAAAAAGATGGAACTAGAAGCTGGAATACAGCTAGGCTGCCTGATGAACCTCCTTTAAATCATTTAATTCAAGTAGCGATCTATCATCTAGCATCTAAGCTGCCAGTTTATATGTGCTACATTAATGAAAAGGAATATAAAGTTTTTCACATGGGAAATACAGAAAAACTCAAACCTGAAAACCTAAAAAAATTAGAGAAAGTTATTTACCACAAGGCATTGGTTCGTCAGAACCTGCTTAAAATTTCCCATGATGTGAATGTCCTGAAGAACTATGTTCAACCGGACTTTGATAACTATATGTGGAAAAACGAATCGGATAATTCTTTATTGGAAGAAGCTAAAAAACTGTGGGGATATTAACTACCAACTAAACGCACTAGGTTTTTTCTCTACCATTTTAGTTTGAAGGTTTGCCCATAGATTCTTTTCAACTTTTTGCTGCTCATCATCCTTTTTCATGCACTCATAATGAGCTGGTTCTTTGGTTGCAAAAATAACAAAGGACATATCATTAGTTATTTCAGCCTTACAATACCGGCAAGGACCTACCGTTCTGATCCTTTGTGCCTTAGCTCTTGCCCAAGTTCTTTTAGGCTTTCTTTTTAACTTTAGACCCATATTTCTTCTGCCATTTCTTAGCAATCTTGGGTTTGTATTTCCAAAGATACCGTCTTTGCTTTGTAGATTTAAACGGCATTATTGCCCACCATCCTCCCAGTCCATCAAAGTAGACTTCACCTGGTTTCGTTTATAAAGTTTCTTAGACTTTACTTTTCTTTGATGAAAGTTCGGTAGAGATAGCAATCTTGCCATTGGATTATCTTTTCTTTTTACCTTTTTTTTTATTCTTCTTTTTGCCTTTTTTCTTTTTCTTTTTAGCCATTGGTCCTCCTTATTTCTTTTTATTTTTCTTTTTCTTTTTCTTTTTAGGCGGTCTGCCTTTTTTTGAACCGTAAGTTCCAGGTCCGTAAGGTGTCATATCTTTCTCCTGTGTCATAAGCCTCAACTTATTATATTGTTCTTCGCTGAGACTATCTATTAATTTAACTATGATCTTAAAAAAGTGTGTGCTTTTTTCCAGCTTTTTTCATCTTTGATTTCAGCCACTACTCTTCTTTCTTCATATCTAACATTTTTAGTTTGAGGTTCAGATTTAATACGACCCTCTTCTTCTAAAAGATTTTCTGTTGGTGTGTTCTTTGCCATAATTAACTCCATTGTTTATATCCGGTTTTATCTTTAGTCAATGATTCTTTTCTCCCTGAACCGGCTACATGAGAGCAATGAATCCATCCTGAGTTTATATCAGATTCATCATAATATTCCAAGATGAGTTGATCGTACTCAAAATTATTTTTAATATGACTTGCAACATTTTTATTATCAAAGTTAGGAATTTCAAAATCAACAGCCGCTCCATGATTGGCACAATGCTGAGAATTTTTATTTGATCCTATCTTTTCACAAAGCTCAGGAGAGCGAAACCCTGAAGTAATTTTAATAGGGGCTTCATAATACTCCCTTAATGGTTGCAAGATATTAGCACAAAGCAATTTAAGGTTATAGACTTGTGCGTTATTGGGTTCGTTATCAATACCATTTCTTAATGCTGTTTGGGATTGTGTCATTTCTTTTAAGCTAAAATTTGGACTTAACATCATAACTATAAACTCATTTCTTCTACTTTAATTTCCTTACAATAAAATTTAATATACGTTTCATTTTCATTAACATAGTCTGACCCCATAACATCCATTAGCTGTAACGAATCCATATAACCTTGTCGCATACAACTATCCCAATCAGAAAATTCAACATTTTTTTTCCATCCTTTTTCGCACAGTCCATTGACTGCCGAACAAATTATCAAAACTAATATTATCTTCATTATTCATCATGGGTGTTCCATAAGCATTTTACTATGTTTTTTTTCAGATCTTATTTTCTTCTCAAGCTCTGTGATCTTTTCCGTTAATTTTTCAATATCGTTTGTATCCTTA